CGCACAGAGGCCCGCTGCAATTGCAGGCGCAGCTAATGTGTACCGGCTACAAATGGGGCTGCGTTGCCGTGCTGTATCAAAGCACAACACTGCGCCTGTTTGTCTATCAGACTGATGAGGTTGTGCAGCGCCGCATCAGAGAGGCGGTTATTGATTTTGAAAATCGCCGAAAAAATATGGACAAATACCCGGTCGTGTCACCGGCTGATGGGGTGGCGGCATATGGCAGGGTCGATGCAGACGCACCGCCCATCGAGCTAGAAGGCGACGACGCAATGTGGGTCGACCATTTAATGACGGCCAAGGCCAACAAGGCGATGGCAGAGCGTGAGATCGACATTGCCACCGCTGCCATAATGGACAAGATGGGCAGTCACGACACAGCCTTTGCCTCTGTCGGTAATCGCCGGGTGCAAGTTAAGTGGCCGACACGCAAGATGCGGGCGCAGCCTGAGAAGGTCGTGCCTGCAAAGCCTGAGACTGTCATGCGCCAGAAAACCCTAACGCTAAAGGAGATCGACTGATGGCTAAACAAAATGGCCCAAGGCGCAAGGAAAGCTCGTGGCGGCCTATTGTAGATGCGATAGCTGCCTACCAGCGGCACAACGGTTACTCGCCGTCTATGAGCGAATTATGCTACATAACAGGCAAGTCACACACGACCATTAGGTTTCACATTGACAGGCTGTGCGAGGATGGCGTCCTGACTAGAACGCCCGGCAAAATGCGATCAATAAAAATAATCGAATAGATAAGGGGGCGAAAGCCCCTTTATTTTGTTAGGCCTTTTACTTTTTCTACAGTTCTGAGGCCGCCTAAACCAAGCATCCCCAAAAGCACAGTCATCAGGCTATCCATATCAAACGCCGGTAACTCAGGCGCTTCCACGCCAGCATAAGAAAAACCAAAGATAGTTATTGGGGCTAAAACAAAGTGCCATATCATCGCAAAGCTCAGGCCCCAGCCCAGAAATGGGCGCCAACCCGCCACAAAAATACTGCGATGCTGCGCTTCCATCTTGTTAATTTCTAGCTGACCCTTGGCAAGTTCTTGCGCGTGGTTCTGTGCCATTGTGGCAACCTCATGCGCGAGCCTTGCCTTCTGATCCTTGTCCTCAATGAACTTATCCAGCAGGCCAGTAACCGGCCCTATCAATGCTTGTATCATTTCTTTGTCTCCGAGTTTAGAAACACGGCCAGCGATCCTGTCATTGCACCAGTGACCACGCTAATCAGGCTGGCCTGTTGTGTCGATAGGTCTGGCTGGGATAGCGCCCACTCGATGCAACGCACATAAACCACCGTCATCGTAAAGATCATAAGGCGCGGTATGATCTTATATTCTAACAGCGCCTTAGCCATCAGCCAGCGCTCTCATGCGCTTAACCAAACGCTCTGAGCGATTGGGCAGTTGACGCGCCCACTTGCTGTCGAGCATCTCTAGCGCAGCCCCAGCCCAGTCCCTGTCATTGACGCAACGCTTCATGCCTTTAAAGCGCTTCATCGTGGGCAAGCCCATATTAAACATCATGTTGGCGATTATGCGCTGTGCCTCTTCGGGCAAGTCGCTGAAATCCTCATATAGCCGGTGGCAATCCTCGCGCACAATGGCGATGTCCAAATCAAATAGCTGCTTCATCCGGCGCTCAGTAATCGTGTAGCCCTCTGGCTTGCCGTGTTCTGTGTCGCCCTCAATGATACGATGCCCGACGCCAACAGTAAGATAGCCAGCCGTGCATTTGTAGATGTCGAGCCTCATACCCTCATCAGCAATCAGCTCATCGCGTAGCTTTTCGATATCCATTACCGCCTCATTTCCCTAGCCAGAGCGACAGCTTTGAGCCAGCTTTCCTCTTCAGCCTCGCGAGAAAACGCACTGCCCTGCATTCTTTTGCTGTACTGCTGTATCTGACTGACGTGGAAGAATAAGCAGCTTCTATGTTCCTTGCCACACAACACCAGTATGTCATAATCTGCCCAATCCTTTGTGTTACGCGGTAGATGCTTCGCCGAACAGCCAGACCCAAGCTGAAAATGATAAGCCGGAGTTCGCTTGCCTTTCTGTAATAAAAAGCTCGAAGTCTTAACTTGTACCCTAAGTATCGTGTTATCAGTGTTTGAAATAGCAACGCCATCAATTTTATCCTGTGCCGCAGGGGCATAAGCCCACCCCATAGATAATATGGCTGCGGCGGCTAGGTGTTCGCCAATTAACCCGGTTCTGGTTTCACTCAATTTTTAGACGCCAGCCATATAACCCAAAAGAATATTCCAAAAGATACAATGCCTAACGCCACAATTGCAATAGCTTCGATGATCTTCTGCCGCGCCTCTTGCTGTTTGTAAATCATCTCTTGCCGTTCTTTCCTAATGCGCCCCTCTAGCTGTATCAGATCAGCCCAAGCCTGCGGGCCATACGTCATTTGCAGATATTGTTTAAGCTCCGCACGTTGCGTCTCTAACCGTTTCTTGGCGGCGTAAACTTGCAAGGCTTGCTGCTGTACTGTGTCTGCCCCTTGCAGGCGCTTAAACAGTGGCGGGTTCTTGGCCTGCTTCTCGGCTTGGTCGATGTCAGACGCGGCCTTCATCCACCGCGACACGTCGCCTATGCAGCTTTCCAGATCACGCCCAGCCGACACCATTTGCTTAATCGTATTGAAAGCCGCCGTTGCTCCACTGATTGCTGCGCCTATCGTAATCGGGTCTATGACAACATCCCTTTCCGCAGCGGCAGGCACTTGTAAGATTTTGCTAGAAGGTCGCCGGGCAGTTCGCCAATGTCTTGTGCCATCTCATGTACGCGTTCAACGCAAGCCTCGTAGCTAGGCCAAGGGCCGCGAAAGTCATGTAGCTCATAACACAAATCTGGTGTAGATAAAGAGCAGGCTAGGACGACAGCCTTAAACATCGTCCTGTCGACCAGTCAACCGCTTGACGGTCTCGGTCTCCCAGATACGCAGCAGCCACCAACACAACGCAACCAGCGCAGTAATTTCAGGCAACGCCTCAAAGAACGCGCCTATGGTAATACCGCCAAAAGCTAGGTCAGCCGTTGTCTTGGTTTCTTCGGTCATCATTACGCCTCATCAGGCCAGTTATTGATGGGTGCGTTACCAGTTGGGTTGCCATCAGCATCAACCGGCACATCATATAATGCCATAAACGCAGCCAAATCACTAGCCGCTGTGATAGCTGCTTCGATATTGTTGCTGGCTGTGCGTACCGCTGCACGATATGTAAGCGTTGCGCTAGGTACTGAATAGCCTGACACCTCAGATGCCTTGATAACCATCCAGTCTGTCGGCGCAAGCAAGCCACCAGCCTGTGCCTTTACTGTGGCAATAGCGTTTGACTTGAGGCCAAGCGTTACGACCTGTTGACCGTCAGCGTCCAGCACAGGGTTGCCATCTTCGTCAACCTCGTTTACGTCATCCAGTGACTTAGGCACACCGGCTGACCAGTAGAACCGCCCATCGAATGGCGCGGGGTCATCTTCCCATATAAGGCCAATGGTAGCCTTGTATGCGGCATCCCATAGCATCCAGTTTGAGGGGTGCTGTATTCCGTCATTGTCTGCCCACGCCTTACCAGCGCGGATAATACGACCTGAGTATTTATATGCCATCGGTTATCTCCTATCTGGCGTTAGCGAATTTTAGAGGCGTTTCTAAAATGGCAAGGTAGATGTATGTGTTACCTGATGCGTTAGCAATACCATTTGATGTTCGCAATTTAAAACCGTTAGACACTATGTCTATTTCGTCACCAGTTATTGAACTTTCTGGAAAAGTTATTAAACTAGGGGACAATGCACTGTTAGATAGATTGTAACTGTCCCTAACACTGTCCCAAACGAACCAATGGTCAACAGCACTGCTACGCTTCACCAAAATCCAAGCGGGACGCCCACCGGCGAATACCATAGGCCCATCTGTGCTGCCGTTGCCGACATAGCTGCCCGCCTTGATGATGTCGCTGTTGGCGAAACAGTAGGCTATGTAGTTGTCGCCAGATGTATTCACATCAGAATAAGTGCTTAATGTGATTACAGAAGATGTTGGTTCTGTGTTATTCAGCCACGGTTCTGTATAAAACGCATCTGTTCTGTTTAAAAATATAAGTTTGGTTGCACCAAGAGATGAGTGGTATGTTGTCCAAGTTTGTGCTGAATCCCTATCCTTAAAAATTATCATATCTGGCTTTACGCCTAACGAATGACCAATCGTTGCCCCGCTAGTACCGTTACCAGTATAACTAACTATGCTAAACCCTGCGTCAGTATTCGCGGAAACCTGTGACGTAATGGTGCCATTAGTATTGCTGACCGCTGTGCCGCCAGCTTTCCAGTTCCAAGCAACGTAGGTTTGTCCACTTTGGTTAACTGCGCTATCAGTACCAACAGTGAAGCCATCTGTAATATGGCCTTTAAAAATACCAGTCCAATCAAACTCAGCAGAAGTTGAATTTGAAGAAAGTCCATTTGGATTACTGTTACCTCTAACAGTATCAAAAAGACCGTTTGAGTTAGTATTACTTCTAGCTTTAAACCAAGTCAGGTCTGCGTCAAAACCAATGCCAGTTATATCTCTGTTATCTACGGAATCGCCAGACCACAACACCGTATTGAAATGTTCCGACCCATCAATAATCGTAGGCGTTGGCAACGATGCGGAACACAACGAAAGAAACCCAGACGGTGGCGCATAGGCAAAGTCACCTATGCCGTTGGCGTCTTGGTTGCCGCCAGCAGAACGTGTGCCAGAGAAGGTGCTGTCTTGGCCGAAGTTGAATCCCAAAGCCATTGTAATAGCCGCACCAGTTCCGACAGATGCTAAAAACTCACCAGTTAAGCCTGTGTATGCAGTGCCTTGAGATGTACCATTTTTGTAAAACGCAATAGTTCCAGCATCCATATCAAGCGCAACGCCAATAACATCGTTGTCTGTATAAGACGACCCATATGATGAATATGTACCGCCAGAACCTTTTTGCCCAGTTGAAGCATACCCATAAGTTCCAACAGGGTCTCCAACACTAGTTCCTGAATATGTTCCGTGATTGCTTGGAACAATACCAATGCGTGGGTTATTAGAAGAAGTTCCGCTGATAGGCATTACTTCCCAGTACCATTTGCCAGATGACATAGCTATTGTTGAATCTGGACCAACATACTGAACACCGCAGTTAAGGTTTCCATTAGAAGTGCTAAAAGCAGCGGCCGCACCCACAGGCCTAGTCAAAGGATTCAACGTAGCAAAGTTATTCGTAGGACTGTCCGGCACATAATCGTGCGCCGAAATATTATTGGCAGTCCAGTTGTTGCCGTTGCCGCTGGCATCGTTGGTGTTGCCGTTGAAATCGAGGTGGAAACCGTTAGTCCCATAGGCTCCTCCGCTGTAGGACTTTGGAATCCACGTTCCATCCTTTTCCTCACCAAAGCTGGTAGGGGCTAGGGCTTGACCGTCAATGAAATAAACGTCGGATAGGTAGCCGTCCATATAACTGTTAACACCAGAACCATCATTGTAATAGCCAGAACCTATAACGTGCTGGATTGCACTATTTGTAACCAAATCTTTTGTTGTCGGGGATGGCGCAGAACTCCAAGATGTTACCCTTTCTCCATTAACAAACAGCTTTATCCTATCTGTGCTAGTCGCATTATTCATATCTGCAACAAGGACTAGGTTATAAAATGCTGATGTATCCCTAAACACCTGTGATGTCTTTGATGAATAAGTATAGGTTCCTTGATAGTCCCTTATGTCGATGGTGTTGTCTGAACTAAAGCCCATAAAAGCAAAGTTTGAACCGCTTGAACCGCAACCAAATATAAATGAATTGATACCCAAATTCCCACGCTTAACCCAGCCACTCCAAGTCCACGTCTTGCGGTTGCCAGCAGCAGCCGGTGTCCAGCTAAGGTACTGGCTTTCGTCATCGTTGAATTTGAGGGATTGCTGGGTGACTTCTGCACCAGAAGCATACATCCATTGGGCTGAACCTAGTGGGCCTGACATAGTAACTCCTATGCAAAAGCTAGTTGTGGTGCGCCTAACAAGATGCGGCCTGTTGCCGTGACGACATAAGGCACAATGTCTGTTGTTGAAGCCGCTGTTGATAGCGTCAACCCAGCAGCACCCGCAGTCTCGTAATCCGTTCCAAGCGACACAGTGCGACTGCCTGTGCCATCTTGGATAAATGTAATAAAGCCACTTTGACCCGCTGTCTCTGTTGTTGGATTGTCCAAGGTAACATTTCCTGTAAGCGTTAGAACAAAGTTTTGGTAAACGCTAAAGTCTAATGTTGTTGAACCTGTTATGCTTGTTGTCTGTGTAGAACCAACTTGCGCCGCAGTAAATGTTTGTGCCACATCCAATTTGGCTGTGTCTGCATCGTAGGCTTGAACGTCAACACCAACCTCAACATCTAATGCTTGTTGCGCCGCAGCAACACTAGCTGCAATAAACACCGCATCGCCAACAGTCGTTGAGCCAAGATTGCCACGCGCCGTGGCTGCGCTGGTAAGGTCTGAAAGGTCATTAGCCGCAAGCAAGAAACCAGCGGTTGATGTAGCCACATTATCCCAGCTTGAACCATTATAAACGCGGGTAATGTTGGCTGTGGTGTTAAAGTATAAATCACCTGTGTCAACAGTTAGGCCTTGCCCGATTATGTATGTCTGGGCTGCGCTGTCATCAGCGTGTGCGCCATAATAACGGTCAGTGAAATCATCGTTTGCTAGCTCCGCTGCGGCTTGTGCTGCTTGCGCGGCAATTACGTTGGCGTTTGTTGTTGCAACGTCTGCCGCTGTGCTAACTGCGTCTGCCGCCGTTGATACTGCGTCTGCCGCTGCTGCCGTGGCTGAAGCAGCCGCCGCCGTTGCGCTACTTGCCGCTGCCGCCGCTGAAGCAGCCGCAGCCGAAGCATCAACAACCAAATCAAACTTAGCGACATCTGCGTTACTGCTAATAGGCGCAGAGCCGCTTGATGTGTGCGCCGTATTAACGCGATAAACATTGTCATTGGTCGGGTCTTTAACCAAGTCGCGCACAGTGTAAGAAACGCTCGCCGCCCAATTACCCCGCCAGTTGCCGATGTCATCACCGACGACAGGATTACCGTCACTGTCAAATGCCAATACCTTACCAGCGCGTGAAGCTGCCGTTGGCAGTGTCATATCCAATGTGCCGCCATCAGCCACCAAAGCCGGGTCGTATGCTGGCGCTCGCATTGTACGCGCGCCCTCTTCGGCAAGCTGCTGATCAAAGATTGTCAGCGCGTCAAGCTGCTCATTGAGGCTCGATGCAAGCAAGTCACCGGCTGTCACAAAGTCTGTGACGCGCTCAATGTCACGCGCCCCAACAATAACAATCTGATCTGAGGCTGTCGGCGTTGACGGTACGCTACCGCCAGTCACAATGTTAACGCTGCCAGTACCGTTTGCGTTAATCGTCACAGTGTAATCTGTGGTGATCGTCAGGCTGGTCGCGTTAAAGTAAACGGCCAAATCGTCCTGATCTAAAATCTCAAACGAAAACGCATACGGCCCCAGCCCGGCTGACCCGGTGAACACGACGCGGCGCGTGATTGCGTTAATATTGTAATCAGCCATTTTGGTGCCTCATATGATTGCTGAGATTATACATCATTTTATCATTCCTGATAAGGACGGTTTTTCTGCGTTATCTGGCGCTGTTAATTTGGGGAAACGGCGCTTGTTCTTTTGCTTTGCCAGCTTTTCCGCAAATTCTGGAAACTCAATTTCTGAGCCAAACAGACCATACTCTGACAAATCTTCTGGAACTAGAGCATATTCAAACAGGCGAGGGTCAGCTTCATTTTCAGACCTAGCGCCAAACATTCTGATCTGCGCAATCTTGCGATATTGTCCCACAATGTTATTAACCATTGAACGCATATCGCCAATAGCTAACTCTGTGCCAGAAAACTCAGCATCATCCATCATTTCATTCATTGCGGCGTTGATGTTTTCTTTCATCGTCATGCCATCAATGACAATCTCTTTTGCGTAAAGGGTCTTATACCGAGCCTCAATCTCTGGCGGTATTTTGATGCCGTCAAATTTTCTTTGTGCCGGTGGGATTGCGTGATGGATTGCGTCGAGAAACTCTTTGGTTTCATCATGCTCACCAAACGTCATAGACAATGGCTGCCAAGCTGGCGCATTTGTCATGCCAATAGGGTCGCCATAGTCATCTAGCTTGATAGGCACATCCTTTGAATATACTGGAATGCGTGAGCGCCACCTGTTGTAAGCCTCACCCAAACCAACAAGGGCATCAGGGAAATCCTCGCCGACGCCAACATTGCTAACAGCCGGGTCTATTGCACGTTCAATGCGTGACGTTAGTGTGCTGTTTGTAAAGCCAAGGATAGGCGTTCCAGAAATAAGGAAGCTGCCATATTGCTGCGAGATTTGATTAAACATAGCAACAAGCCTATCGCCGCCATCAGTCTGACGCTGGTTGGCAATCCGCATTATCTTTGCAAAGGTTTGCATCGCCGGTATTGATGTTGAATATTCAGCCATAGCAGCAACACTTGCATCAAACGCAGCTTGTTGGAACGACCCATCTTCATCGTACTCGTGATAGCGCATAGCGTCGGCGTATGCAGCGCCCAAAAGCAGCGGCATATTTGCAGGCTCAAGGCGCTTCATAGAAATATAGATATTGCCTTCAAAGTCTTGGCCTGTGCCTTCTGTCACGTTTTCAGCGCCGAGAATGTCACGCAATTGCTGCACGTTCTGAGATGTAATTTGATCCTTGCCAATAACAAAAGAGAATGGCTGCCAGCCGCGTGACTGCAAAGCCCGGCGCTGGTCTGTGTCAGCCGGGCCTGCGCCTGTTGTGGTGCCGTCACCAGCCATAAGATAGCCAGCGTAAAGCATACTGCCGCCAAGAGTTAATCGACTGATAGCAAGGTCTTTGCCTCTGCCACCCTTTTGCATTTCGCTATAAAAGCGCGGCGACACAAACGCAAGTGGGCCAGCCCTTGCGCTGCTTTCAATTGCAATGTTTGTTAGCGTCTTTGAAAACGGCACCAATGGCTTTACATACCATTTATTCATCAGCTTTGATGCACCAGAGTAAATGCCGGAGAATGGTGCCTCTCTGTTTAAATCATCTTGCAGCGTGACTTGTTTGCGCCACGCATTGATGCTCATCTCAATATCTGCCGGGCGCTCTGTCAGCAGCTTTTGCACAGCACGTTGTGCAATTGACATAGCCTGCGCCGCTGCCGTCTTTGGCTCTGCCCCTGCATCAATCATTTCTTGTAATGTTGTGTCGTAAATTCTGCCGCCTAGCCGGGCAGCCTCTTCGTGCAATTGCATACGTTGCGCCGTGCCAGCAAAAAACTCATCGGCAGCGCCCAGTGCGCGAAACGGCACAGAGTAAACCAGACCCATACTGTTGAGGACTTTGCCAAGCACGTTGTCTGTTAAATCAGGAAACTCGCGTATTTGTTTTGTAAACGGTATTTTGTAATTTGCGCCAGCCCAAAACTTTGTCGTCAGCGGGTCTGTCGGTGCGTCTTTGGCGGCACCACCCTCTAACAGTTTTGCGCCCATCATAGACCAACCGTCAATCATACCATTTCTAAAACCTGACACCCGCGCATAAAGGTCAGCCCCATAATAACGATCTGGGTCTGTCTTATATCCAAATGTTTTTGCGAGGCGCTGGCGCAACATACCAATCGGCACAGACAAGGCGCGCTCAGGAACGTCCATAAATAAATTTAGCGCGTTACCGGCGGCATTATACATATGGGTCGTTGGGTCGTTCAGCATGACCGATTGAGCCATATAGACAATAGCCTCATAAGACTTGCGGCTGACGCTGTTTTTTAACAAAGCGTTTCTGGCTGCCGGGCTGTTCGTGTTGTTGTATGTTT